ATAACGTGATAAAATAATACAGAGGTTTGAATATTAAAAGAAACAATCATATCTACTTTTTCAGTTGGAGATAGTAAATTTCCTTGATCATGTACAAACCAAAAAATTGTTTCATTAGCTCCATCTTCATAAGCTCCAATACATCTTGCATTAGAAGTTAAAGGAAGATTTAAAAAACTCAGTTCAACTAAAAGACTGTTTCCTTTTGAGTTTTCTACCGCTCCTATTTCAGTTCCTTCAGTAGAGCCTAGTCTAACATTTAAAGCGTCTATGTATTCTCCTTGAGGAACTAAACGTTCGTCAACGGATTTATTCATTCGACCTTTTATAAAGTTCTTTTGAATTTTAGCCATATTATTTTATCCACTTGTTTTGACCTCTTAGGTTCATTAATAATCGCCCTGGATGTATATTACTCAATCTTATTTTTGCGTTTCTAAGAAGAGCTGATTTTTCTTTTTTAGTTCTGTTTATGATATACTCCTGTATACCAAATTTACTTGAAAGTATTACATGTTTTATGTAAGCATAAATAAACTCTTCAAATAATTTATTTACACTTATGTCTTGATTTTCTCCGTTCTCCATTCCGTCTGAAACATATTCTAAAACAACTAACTCTCCTGACATATCAGAACTAAAATTAATTACTCCTGATTTTTTATTTATTTTAAATGTAGGATTTTGATTTGCAGTCTCGGTGTTTAAACCATATCTGCCTCCAATAGGATATTCAAAATACCAAATACCATTATAAAAGTAACCTTCTTGACCGTCATAAGGACTTTCTGCATTTAAATATATTGTTCTATTACTTCCTGTAATTCTATCAATATCTACCGTGGAAAACTCAGGCTTTAAAACATTTCCATCTTGGTCAAATAGTATTTTGTAATTATTATCTTGAAGATATGCATTGCTCCAATTTGTTTGAATATTTTCAGTTAAGGGAAATAAAGTTCCATTTTTATACATTGATATTCTAACCCAATTTACATAATCACTTGGAAGAATAAATCTTAAAGAGTCATCAACTGCTAGCTCTAATATTTTAATCTCTTTTAACGAGTCATAATTTAATTCTTGTATTGCTCGCTTTGCATGAAATAAAATATTATATCTTTCTACGTTATTTATTAATTTATCATTTCCAACATACATTAACTCAAAGTTATTTACTATGTTTTTTAATGTGATATATTGATATGAACCCCAATTAGCATTTTCAGGATTATTTCCATCATTTTCGTAATATTGATACTGTGTTAAATATGCCATATCTTATCCTTGTTGTGTGTTTTCTATGCTTTCTTCTGATTGACCAAATTGAACTAATGGTATTTCTCTTATTGACATGCCTGCATATTGAAGTATTTTGTTTACTAAATTCACTTGATCAGACAATGGTAATTCAAAATCTTGATAGTCAGATGCTGATTGGTCAAAAACAGGTTCTCCTTGGTTTAATGAAACATAAGTCCAATTAGGGGCTTTTGGATATCTTATGTATTGTATCTCTACACTTTGAGTTGTATCTGGATATAAAGTAACTGTATTTCCCTGAAGCGTATATGCTGGAAACATTTTAGACGGAGCTGTTAGTTGAGAAGCATTTAATGAGAGTATCTTACTTTGACTAACTCTTTCTATCTCTGTATTGTCAGGAATAAAATAAATTTTATTAATCAAATAATAATTGTCTGGTAAATCAAATTGAGAAGACGTGGTGCCATAACCTAAAGTCTGTGAAAAACCATCTACAACCTCTACAAGTCCTTTTACAATATCAGCATATCCACTTCCTGAAACTCTAGAATTTTGTTTTACAATCCAATTATTGTATTGATAAAAATAATCTTCAAATATATCTAACTGAGCTTGTTTTGCGTATAAATTAAAGTCACTAGGAGTTATATATCCATAGTTGTTTTTATTTGCAATTGAAAGAACAGTCGCTCTTACTGTGTTTATAATAGATGCCATTGATAATCCTTTTCACAAATATACAAAAAAAAAGAGGCTTGAATAATCAAAGCCTCTTCTTGAAAATAGTTAGTAGTTTGCTATTAATCTAACTTTGAGTCTAATATCCTTAAAACCTCTAATCCTTCATCGCTTTGAAGAAAGGAAGCTAATATAAATAATGGGTCTTCTCCATAAGGAACTGTCAATAATTTATTTTTATTACCAGTTATATTGTAGTAAACATCTTTTTTGTTTTTAAGAATCAAAAGATTTTGACTAAAAAATTTAGCACATTTATTTTGAAGTCTTAATAAAGGATCATTTAAAGCCTCCATAAAATCATTAGGATATCGTTTCGCAAATAATCTAACATCTCTTTTTAATTCAGAAGAAGTTAAGTTATCTACTCTTAAACCTATTACAACTCTTGCAACAGTTTCTAACATTTCAATATCTAATTCTTTTGCTGACATTTGAGCGTCTAAAGCTAAATCTAAGTAATCTACATCAGAACTAGCATCCTTTTCTTTGTCAACTTCTACAAACATATGACCTAAACCTGGATGGTGTGCTAAGAATTTTTGTAGTATTTGATTTTCTTTTGGAACAAATAATAGTCCATCTTCAAACACAATTGGTTCTAAGATTACATTTTTATCTTGCTCATCCTCAAATATACTTTTTTGATTTTTAGAATATCTTAAAGCTCTATTTACTCCTGTCTCTTCATCAAACCATAAAAGAGATTTTCTTTTAGTGTTTCTAGATGGTATAGAGTAACTTAATGGAGCTTGATTTTTAGTTAATTTGTAAGCTTTGTTTACAAAAGATTTTTTTTTGTGTTTTACTGCGTTTGTGGTTTTTTTTGCAGCAATAGTTTTTTTTGAAGTTGTCATTTGATTTAAATTTAATTTGATTTATAATTAAAAGGCTCAACATTAAGCTGAGCCTTTTAGTATTAATTACTTCTAGTTATTGAAAATAAAGAAGTTGTTAGCACCTAAAGTACATAGAGCTCTTTCTGATAAGAAGTTTACTTCCATCGCATCTAAATCCGATGTAGCAGCTCCTCCAGCTGAACCTGTAATCCAAGTTTTGTAACGTCTGTCTTCAGTTTCTGAAGCTCTGTATCGAACATGTAAGAATGGTCTCTTAGCATTTTTTCCAAGAACTTGGTCATATACTGTTGTTGATCCTGCAGGAACTAATATTCCATTTATAGCACCACCTACGATATCACCACGCATTGTTGGGTCATTTAAGTATTTCCAATCAGTTTTGTAAAAGTCATAACCTCTACGGAAACCTGTAAAACCTAAATTAAGAGCCATTTCTTCATCGTTGTCAAAAAGACCGTAAGAAGTTCCACCTGCTCCGTAAGAATTTTGAGCAGCTAACATATCATCGATATCAAATCCAAAGTCTCTGTTTAAGAAAATAACATTTTCTTCAATAGAACCTTGCTTATCTAATCTTGAAATGATTGCATCAAAATCTGCTAAAGCATTAGGATTTCCACCTGCCCATACATTTCCTCTTTGCTCAACAACATAGAAAAGTCCTTCAGAACCTTTATTACCTACACCAGAGGCAACACCTTCTACAATTGCAGCTGCTCCACCACCTACTTCAGCTGGTACTGCTTCAACCATTGCTGTTTCAAGATAATCTTCAAAACGTAAACGAGTTTCGTGCTCAGACTTCATGTACCATAAGAATCCAGTTGCACCGTTTTCTGTAGTTACTTCAATCCATCCAATTTGTGCCATATCTGAACCTGATACTGCGTAACGGTCTTTAATGATAATTGGAGAGTTTTCAAAGATTGAATCATCAGCCTCTAATTGACCTTGCATTCCGATAGAACCTTTTTGAAATTCTGAACCATAAATGAATAATGAACACACAACTGCTGCTGCCATTGTTTGTCCTCCTGCTTCGTAATAAGCAACATCAATTGTACCTGCTGCAGTATCTACTGCTGTTACAATTGCTTTGTTACTATTAGTTGAACCAATTGAACTATCAGACAACATAATTGTTTGACCAACACGAATAGCAATAGAACCAGAACCTGGTACTAATACGTCTCCAATTGTCAAAGTAGCTGTATCTTGACCAGCTGCTGCTGCTGAAGTTACATTTGTGTACTTTGTGTGTAATCTTCCTTGCTCTGCCCATTTGATAAGGTCTGAGTTAGAAGGCATTTCAGCGCCTACCATTCTTAAGAATGATGCTACTGATCGATTACCATATCTTTCAAATTCTTTTTCATAAGTATCTGGTAGATACTGATTTAAGAAATCAAAGTTTGTAATATAGTTTGTTTGTAATAAGACTTGCTCCGAACTTGGTTGCAAATCAAAACCTGGGGTTGCTTGAACTGATCCTGCCATGATTTTATTTTTTTTAAATTATTTATTTATTTTTATTGCTTCTTATTCTTAATCCTTTACCATCGTTACTGCTAACTGCTCTAGCTTTAAATCCTGTATCACCAATTTTTTGTGGTGTATTTCTGACATTCATGTTGATGTTCTTACTTTTTTTAGTAATATCACCTACGCCATCTGCCTTGCCTTGCTCGTAAAAATACTTAGCAAAACGTTCAGGATCCATAGCAGCACTTAATGCTCTATGCCAGCCTTCTGCATCTGAAATCAAACCATCTTCCCCAATATATTTTCCTATAAAATTATTTAGGTTTATTTGTTTAGATTTCATTTCCTGAGCATCTCCATAAGAATATCCTATTTTTTTATCTCCAATTTCGAACTCAAAACCTTTGAATTCAGGATTAAAAACTTCGTTTGTTCTTTTTTCAAAATACTCATT